TCGTCCTTCTATGCATTTTGATGCATCAGAAAAATAATTATATTTTTTTCTTGACGATGTCAAATTATTATTTTACATGGTATCAAGGAGGTCACTATGGACTTAGAACAAATGTCGAAGAATATTACTCTCGACACAACAGCAATGGAAGATATAGCCACTGCCTGTAATAAGTTATTGGACATTCAGAAAGAAGTATCAGCGTTAGAAGATCAATTAAAAAAGAAAAAAGAACAAGAGCTGAAACTTTCTGAACAAGACATACCAAACTTAATGCAGAAAGCTGGTGCAGCTTCTATTAAACTTACAGACGGAACCGCAGTAGAGATCAAACCATATTATGGTGCGAGAATACCTGCGTCCCGAACTGAAGAAGCTTTTGATTGGCTTCGTGAAAATAATTTTGCGGATCTAATTAAAAACAATGTAACATTAACTTTTGGTCGTAATGAAGACAACATGGCAAAATCATTGGTTGACGATTTACGAAATAAAGGGCATAATGTTAAGCAAGCCGAAAAGGTGGAACCGATGACTCTTAAAGCTTTCGTAAGAGAGCAGATTGAAAAAGGGAAAGACGTTCCTGCCGATTTATTCGGTGTTTATGTAGCAACACGCACAAAGTTAACAACGAAGGAGTAACATGCAAAACGCAAAAGATGCAGCTAACAATGTAGCTGTGAAAAAAGAAGCGGGTGTTCCAACGCAATTTAATTTGGAAGAGTTAGCAGGACAAGGACAAGAGTTCGTAACTGCAAGGGATACTAAACTCCCTATCTTAAAAATCCTTTATAGCAATTCACCTGTACTTGACGAATCAGATGGCAAGTATATTGAAACTGCAAAACAAGGAGACATTTACAACGAAACATCTGGAAGTCTTTATAAAGGTAAGGATGGATTAATCGTTGTACCATGTTTATATATAAACACGTTCAATGAGTGGAAAGACAGAGGCGATAGTCCTGGAAGACCAGTTGGTATCCATATGGATCCAGCGATCATGTCTAAAACAACTAGAGGTGATGACGGTAAGGACAGACTAGAGAATGGTAACTATGTAGAAGATACAGGGAACCATTTTGTTTATGTCTTGGATAGTGATTTAAATCCAGTTGAGACTGCGTTGATCTCTATGAAATCTACTCAGAAGAAAAAGAGTAAGACTTGGAATTCTATGATTATGACTAGAAGAGCCCAAGGTAAAAAAGGTTTCTTTAATCCACCATCATGGGCAACTACTTATAAATTATCTACAACCAAAGAATCTAATTCTAAAAATTCTTGGTACGGATGGGTAATTGAATTTGATAAGTTTTTAAATTCTGAAGAGCATTTAAAAACATTAGAGGCAACACAAGCCTTTTATCAAAGTGCCATGAAGAGTGATATTTTTGGTAAGGTTGATTTCTCAAATGAGAATCAAGCTGCAGGAAATAACACTGTATCAAAAGAATCTGTTCCATTTTAATTTATGGAAAGGGAGCTCTTAAAAATATTTGAGGGTAATTCTGAACTGTTCATCACTACTTCTCTTACGGGGGAAGTAGATGAACGGGGCAAGAGGGTTAGTGATACATTCACGAAACACGAACCTGTTACTCTTCAATTATGGAAAAATCATTTAGAAGGTAAACAAAGAATTGGAATACAACCAGAGAAAGGTGATGTATGTAAATGGGGATGTATAGATATAGACCCACAAAGTTATAAAGATTATTCACAAAAGAAAGTTATAGATATTGTTAGAGACAATCAATTACCATTAGTACCAGTAAGATCAAAGTCTGGTGGTCTACATTTATTTTTATTCTTAGATGGATGGTATCCAGTTAAAGATGTTCTTAAAAAATTAAATGAGTGGAATAAAAATTTCTTTCAAGCATTAGAAGTATTTCCTATGAATAAGTGTATGAACATGCCTTACTTCAATATGAATGCCACTACAGAGTTTGCTTATGATGAAAATAATACACCAGTAATGATAGGAACTTTTTTAGAATTAGCTAAAAAGAAAACAATATCTTTAGAACAATTAAATAATTTGAAAGTAAAAGAATACGAACCAGAACAAGATTGGAAACATTATCCACCATGTGCTCAAAAAATGATTATGGATAAATGGTCTGGTAACCACAGGAATGATTTACTTTACAACATTGGTGTTCTGGAGATGAAAAAAGCAGATGGCAATATTAGTAAAGAAGAGATGTCGCGAATACTTCAAAAAAGAAACCAGGAGATATTTGTTACACCTATGGACCCAAAAGAAGTGGAAAGTTCTGTTGCAAAATCTGTTATTAAAAAAGATTATAATTACAAGTGTCCACCAAAGCTTGGCGCTATCACACCTATATGTAATAAAGATTTATGTAAGTTTAGAAAGTTAGGTATCGGATCACAAGTACCAGATTTAATAGATGACTTTGAGGATATAGAATTTACTAGAAGTCCTACATCAATTGAATATTCATTTACATTTCAAGGAGAAAAAATAGTAGTTAATCCAGAAGATATGAAGGATGAAAAATCTTTTAGAGTTAAATTACTTAAGTATGGAATCTATTGGGTTACATTACCTAGACCAAGAAGTGGTCCTATTCCATTTGAAATGCTTATGGCTGCATTAGTTAAGAAAGCAGTTGAGAATGATAAGATGAAATTTGAAGATTCAGTAGAGGAACAGAAATATAGTTTCCTTAAAAAATTCTTTGAAAGCCATATCGAGGAAGATGACTTTGATAAATTAAAAGATAAGTATGTTGTTTTAGATTCAGAGACCAACACATGTTATTTTAAAAAGATAACGTTTGAGGATTTCTTAGGTAAGAATAAAGTATTTAGAAGTGCAGCTGAAGCTTTGAGCATGTTAGGATGTGAACGATTAGATTATCATCAAGGTGTTAAGAATGTATGGTTTGTTAAGATGCCTAAATTTGTTGATTACAAAAATATAGGTAATGAACCTAAAGACAATACAAAAACAGTATCGGAAATGGATGATGACTTCCACACAGGAAAATTCAGAACTGAATAAACTCAAGAGTCTTTATCATAAAACGGTAAAGATTTTTGGGCCACCGGGCACTGGTAAAACCTATACACTAATTGAACGAGTATTAAAAAACCATATTAGAAAAGGTATCAAGCCGAATGAAATAGCTTATCTGTCTTTTACAAACAAAGCAGTAAACACTGCTGTAAGAAGAACTATGGAATCTTTTCCAAATTACACATCAGAAGACTTCTTAAGATTTAAAACACTACATACTTATTGTAGAAGATATTTTACTGAAGATGTGTTCGATCCTAAAGATGCAGCAATTGATTTTGCATTAAGAACTAAAATAATTAAAACAAGTGATCAAAGATTAGTAGATGATAATTTTGCATATAAAGATTGGTCTTTAGCAGTTTATAGTAAATCTAGAAATTTATTAATATCACCAGAGGAAGCATATAAAAGAGAAAGTTTTAAAAAAGATTCATTAGATGTATTTTTTAGAAAAATAAAAACATATGAAAACTACAAATTAAATAGTGGTGAGAAACCTTTAATTGATTTTGATGATATGATTGAAAAAGCTATCACATTAGATTTTCCAAAATTAAAAGTTTTAATATTAGATGAAGCTCAAGATTGTACTCCATTACAATGGTCTGTCTTATATACAATGGCAGATAAAGTGGACCGGATATATCTAGCAGGAGATGATGATCAAGGTATATATAAATGGAATGGTGCAGATCCAAAATACTTCACAACTTTTTTCCCTGGTAGAAAAGTTAAACTGAGAAAGACTCAAAGATTTGGTGAAGCTGTTTATAAATTTTCACAAGTTATTAGAAGAGGTATTAGAGATAGTGAAGAAAAAGAATATGAACCAGGAGACGCTAAAGGTTATGTTAAAAGTTATTTATCTTTCAAAGAAATACCTTTTGAAGATTTAAAAGAAGACTGGTACATCTTGGGCCGTATTAATGAAACAGTTAATGAGTTAAGGATGTTAGCTAAAGACGCTGGTCTATACTATAAAGATAATAAAGATACAAAATGTTTTGATATAAAACAATGGGAAGCGATTAAGGCCTGGACTGCTATTACTAAAGATAAAAAGATAGATAAGAAACAAGCAAAGAATATGTATAAATTTATTAGAGAACTTTCTGATCCTGCATTTAGATTAGATAAGTTTTGGAGAAATGAACCAGACTTAAGAGAATATAATTTTGAAGATTTAAAACAATGGTGTGGGCTAGAGTTAAGAGCAGCAGATAAAAATAAACCTTGGTATTGGATACTTAGAAGAAATTTTAAACCAAGACAGATAAGACATTTTATTAGATTGCTTAGACGGTATGGACAAAAAGAATTAGATAAGGATCCTTTAATTACAATAGATACTATACATAGCGTTAAAGGTGGTGAAGCTAACCATGTAGTCCTTTACAGTAAAGCTAACTACCCATCAGATTATGATAATAAAAATAGGCAGGAAAAAAGTGATGAACGTAAAGTGTGGTACACCGGTGCAACAAGAGCAAGAAAAACTTTACATTTATTACGAACTGATTATAAATATAACTACCCAATAGGGTCAGATTATTTAATTTATGTACAGGAGAAAAATGACAAATAGTGGTATGTTAGATGAAGCGTTTCCCCAAAACAAACAAATTGGAGGATCTCATTACAAAGACTTTCATATTCAACCTTACGAATTTATTTCAAAAAATAATTTATCTTTTTTTCAAGGTAACGTTATAAAATATGTTTGTAGATATTTAGGTAAAAATGGAATTGAAGATCTAGAAAAAATAAAACATTATTGTGATTTAGAAATAAAGAAACTAAAGGATACTAATGCCAAGTTCAAGAACAATAAAAAAACAAATAAAGGTTGATGGAGTAGGGTTTACCCTAGAGATATATCCTGCAAGAGAAGGTAATTCTAAAACTGAAGGACCTTTTTGGGAAATATTTCCTGATGATTATCATGCAGCTCTTTTTGCTTTTAGTAATAAAAATAAATTAAATAAACTAATTGAGAAAAAATTTGTTAATGCGAAACCTATACAAAATTAAAAACTATATTTTAGTAGTTCAAACAAGACTAGCTATAAGAATACGGTTAGAGAATGAGCATTGTATATGGTTACCTAAGTCTATGATTTATGAGTCTAATAAAGATTCATTAATAGTTAATCGTGATATTTATTTTCATAACTTAAATAAAGTTATAAATGATAAAAGGGAAAAGGAACTTAAATTTATAAGGAGTTTAAATGATAATAAAATGCGAGAAATGCAACAAGGCATCAGTAATTATTGATGATGGAAAATACTACTGTGCATTACATTATTGTTACAAACATAAGATACCAAAACTATCAATACAAATAAACCAACGAAGGAAGAGACATGAACGGACTACAACTAACGCTAACATTTAAAAAATCAATGTGGAATACTCCGAGTGAGTATAAAGATTTATCTGGTGCCAAAGAGATAGCTATCGACTTAGAGACAAGAGATGATGGTATTAATAACAAACTTGGAGCTGGCTGGGCTTTAGGTAAAGGAGAGATTGTAGGTTTTGCAGTAGCAGTAGATGGTTGGAAGGGTTATTTTCCATTTAATCATTTAGGTGGAGGTAACATGATACCTCAACAGGTTAAACAATATATGAAAGATGTGTGTGCACTTCCATGTAAAAAAATATTTCACAATGCTCAATACGATGTAGGTTGGTTGCAAGCATCTGGTATAGAAGTTAAAGGTGAGATTATAGATACAATGATAGCCGCTGCACTTATAGATGAAAATAGATTTAGTTATTCTTTGAATGCATTGTCAGTAGATTACCTTGGAGAAATAAAAGCAGAAACAGAATTGAGAGAAGCCGCAGCAGCTCATGGTATAGATCCTAAAGCAGAGATGTGGAAGTTACCTGCAGAGCATGTTGGATATTATGCAGAGCAAGATGCAGAACTAACTTTAAAATTATGGAAGAGATTTGACCAAGAAATTAAAACTCAGAGTCTATCTACTGTATGGCAAATGGAGATGCAATTGCTTCCAATCCTAATAAAGATGCGTCAACGAGGAGTGAGAGTCCAAGTGGAAAAAGCTGAAGCATTACGAAAAGAAATGATGCTCCAAGAAAAAGAAATACTACGGGATATACAGAAAGAAACAGGAGTAGAAATAGATATTTGGGCACCCCGCCAGATTGCCAAAGCTTTTGACAAAATGAAGTTAGACTACCCACGAACCGAAAAAACAAAGGAACCATCGTTTACACAAAATTGGTTGATTAATAATAAAAACAAAATAGCACAATTAGTTGTGAGTGCAAGAGAGATCAATAAATTTCATGGAACTTTTTTATCTTCAATTATGAAGTACCAGGTCAACGGTCGTATTCATGGAGAGATCCAACAACTTAGATCAGATACTGGAGGAACTGTATCTGGTAGACTTAGTATGTCTAATCCAAACCTACAACAAATACCTGCTAGAAATAAAGAGTTTGGTCCAAAAATTAGAGGGTTATTTATACCAGAGGAAGGCTACCAATGGGGTAGTTTTGATTACTCGCAACAAGAACCACGAATGACGGTTCATTATGCAGCTGCTTTGAATTATGAGGGCTCTGAGGAATTAATGGAAGCTTATAAAAATTCTAGTGCAGACTTTCACCAAACAGTAGCGGACCTGGTGGGTATTGAAAGAACTCAAGCTAAAACAATTGGACTCGGTCTTATGTATGGAATGGGTAAGAATAAGTTAGCTAATTCTTTAGGTGTTACTAAAGATGAGGCCGATGAATTAATTGTAAAATATAATAGGAAGGTACCTTTTGTAAAA